CTGAGAAGTCCTTGTTCAGGTCGAACTCGGAGACTTTCGGCAGCTTCGATTTCAGGCGGGCCTTGACCGCCGTTTCGATTTGCTGAATCATATCGTCCATACATACCCTTTATCTACAATAATGTGTAGGGGCTGAAAATTTTCAGCCCCTACAGACAGTAGGCGACAATAGCGCCCGCCAACATCCCGAACATGTTTCAATCCACGCTCTTCTCATTAGAGAGCGACGTTTCCACCTTTACATCTTCGCCAACAGCGAATCGCTAAACTCCCTTTGGGGAGCGGAGACCAGCGCCGCGGCGGGGTTTGGCCGCAGCAGGCCGGGTATTGACGCCTTCTCGCTCCGAATATCCTTCAACAGCGCCATGTACCGGTCGCGCCTGTCTTTTATCCCCTCGGGAACGTCGAGCTCCCGTCTCCGGTCGTACAGAGCGCAAAGCGCCAGATGCGACCCCATCTGTACTATCAGCTCCGGATAGGGCGTGCTCAAGGGCAGGCTGTAACGCCCCGATATGTACGAGTCGATGATACCGCTTGCTTCCTTTACGGCGGACTGCACGTTCCGGTACGCGGCATTCTGCGGGCGGGCGCGAAACTCGCCGTCGTTGTTGTCATCGGCTAATTGAAGCAACACTTCCCGCGGTTGAAGCGCGAGAAGCGTTTTGAGCGTTGCGTACATCCTGTCCTTCTTCCTAAATGGCGCGGGGGCGAATACATCTGCCCCCGCAAGTTATCGCTGTGTCAGCACGCGGCTACGCCGCCACCGCATCCTGAATCANATAGCCNAGGTCGTTNGCGGTNATCAGTTCGCGCACGCTCTCGCCCACGCGCACCTTNACGCCGCCGCGCATCCCGATGTCCTCGTCGGGGATACGCTTGACCTCGCGGTCGCCGAACTGGGCCGTAACGCCGAAAGACACGCGCCCGCGNATGTCGGGCAGTTCGTCCTGATAGATAAGGGCGATGTGNTTGCCCCACACGCGCGTGACCGTCAACTTCTGGCCTTTGGCGGCGGTGTTCGTCCAGCCGCTCCCGACAAGAAACTTCCTGACCTCAAACAACTCCCTGACTGCCTCGCGCGCGGCTACCCCGGCGTCTCCGGCGTTGCCGTGCGTGGCCTTAACGATTTTGGGGTGCTGCCTCAGCGCCGTCCAGACCCGCTGGCCCAGCACCATCGCGTTCGGGCGCATTACGCACTTGTCAAGCGCGGTCAGNATCGTCTTGATGGGGTCGCTTGCGGGGTCGCTGAACTGCGCGGCGCCGGTGAGCGTCTGCTTGTTGGCCGTGTCGTAGCTGCCCGCGTTGAACACNANGTTCGCGGCGCGCACCTCGCGGGCAAGCAATATCAGGTCCATTGTCGTTGTCGTCGCNCGNGACAGCGGGTCGTACCCGGCGGGCGCGTTCTCCAAATCGACATTGGGNACCGGCTCCTCGAGCGCGTAGTCGATGGCCGANCTGTCNTCTTCNGTAAACCCGAACTCGATCTGGTTGACGCGCGACGTGCGGCCCACCGTGGTATTCGGAACCGTGAACCCGTCTTCGGGCGCGAATTTACGGTAACTGAAATTCTGCTTGCTGACCGGCACGCGCGGCAGCACCTCGTCCGCGATCAGGCTTTCGTTCCTGTATGCCACCGCGATTGCGGTGAGCACGGGGTCAACGGGAAACAACGCTACTTTGTTAGGCATATTTGCCTTCCTTTCTAATTGTTGTTAATCCGCGTACCCCTCGCGGTTGTTGGTTTTTATTTACGTACCTCGCAGAGGCACGACGACATTCTACGGCGTAAGTTTCGCCGGACGGATAAACACGGGGATGATGTCGCCCGAGACGCCGTCCCTGTCCGCGCGCCCGACGCTCTCGCCCGCGGCGGTCAGCGCGACGCCGCAGCCGGTGGCGTTCGACGTGATCTCCGCCCCCGCCGTCACCGTGCCGCCNAGCAAAACAAACCCGATACCCAGCCGCACGACGTCCACCGTCAAGCCCGCGTCCGCGCCGCGCTGGTCCGATACGCCCACCAGCTTGTCCGTGGAAGCCGCGGCGGTTTCCACCCGCCCGCCGCTCGCGTGCCGGACAATCCGGTATCCCTCAACTGCGGCGGCGGCAACATGCCCTTTGATTAAAACAGGATTCATAGCAACCCCTTTCTTTATCTACAATAGTAGAAATTGGTTATAGTTAAATTTTACCCATCACGTGACTCACCGCCGCTTCCTCGCTTACCTTAACGCCCTTGGCGGCCTGTTCGTCGATATATGCCCGCGCCAGCCTGCCGATCATCGGCCCGTCCGCTCCGGAGGAGAGAGCGCGGGCGGCGGCAAACTCGGGCGCGGGAGTCTCGCCCGCCGGAACGATCCGNGGGCGCGACATCAAGTCCTTTNTGTAGACATCCAGCGCTTTGGGGAAGTTGACNGGNTCGCTCGAAAATTCCGCGCCCGTGCCGGCGAAAAGCGTTTCCATCGTGGTAATGGTAGCCTGCTTCTGGTCGGGCAGGATTTTCCCCTCGGCNATNCGTTCCTCTACCCANGCGCCGAACTCGGCGAGCCGAGCCTGCTTCTCCTGTTCGGACACTCGCGCCGCCAGGGCGTCCCTCTCCGCTGTCAACTTTTTGACGGACGCCTCAAACTCCGCGGTAAGCGTCTTCGTCGCGTCAAGAACCGGAAGTATGGCGTTGTACTTCGCCTCCCAGTCTTCACCTGTTGAATTACCGGCGGCGGGATCGGGCAGCGTTACGCTGAACTCCGGCTCCGCTCCGTCAACGGGTTCCTCAACAGGCGGGTCGTCCTGCAAGTAACTGATAGACGACTCCGGCAGCAGCGCGTCAGCCGCCTCCGCGCCTTTCCTCTCAATGACGTCATTCTTCAGGCCGCGGAAAAGCGTCGCAATCTCTTTCATCCGCGCCGACACCCACCAGTCCGGGACAGCCGCGAACTCCGCGAGGCTGGCCGCCGCGGGGTCGGACACGTCGATAGCGTCCGTGGGGTTGTCAGCTGACGCGCTGAACTCCGCTATCGGCTCAAGCCCGTCGATCGCCGGTTTCTGCGCGCTCAGAAAAGCCACGTGGTCAAGCCGCGACAGGTCGCGCGTCAGACCCGCCGACACTCCCGGAAACCCGCCGCGCCTCACAAGCGCCGCGAACTCCGCCGCCACCTTGCCGGGCCTGAACATCAGCTTGTCGCCCACGACCTTCAGCGCCTCGACGATTCCGAACGACGGCGCTTTCTCCCCGTCCGGATGGCCGACTAAAATGTGCGGCGGACGCGCCGGGTCGAACGTGGCCGCGATTTTATCAATGACGGCCTTCGTGATGTCATAATTCGCGCCGTGGCGGTCTCTGAAGATTCCCACGCGCATAAGAGGTAAAAACTTCGACATGTTCACCATCCTTTTTGATGTTCGCGGGTCGGCAACGCGCCGCCCGCCGTCCTGCCCTTTTACCAAGATACCACATCCGAACGCCATTAATCTTCTGAACGGTTCAGAAGATTTTACCGCCATGTTTACGGTATCTTTACTACTGACAGATAAATCTGTCAGTAGTGCCCGTCCATAAACGAAAGGCAGGTTGTACCCGTGGGAGAAATCTCTTTTCTCAGCGAACTCGGCTATGTTATACCAACAGGCATAACAGGCGCGATGCTGATATGCTTCATTATTTACGTCCGGTGGCAGGAGGCCAAGCAGGACAAGGACCGCAGCGAGCACGTGGCCAAGTGGGAGTCTGTGATCGCCCTCCAAAAAGACGGCGCGGCGAGGCTGATCGCCAGCCATCAGGACGCTATGCAGAAACTGTTGGAAAGCCACCAGCACGAGATGGACAGGCAGTTCAAGCTCCATGAGCGCAACGCTACATCTCTGGAAGCGCTCACGCACCAGTTAGCCATGTTGGTTAAGGATCGTGAATACAGGCAGTTCAGGCTCGTCGATATGAATAAGAGGGGGGAAGAATGAACACCGAAATTGTGGCCCTGCGCGGCAGGTTAGCCGTTGCGGAGAAGACGCTCGAACTGCTCGCCGTCAACATCGACTGCGACATATCCATTATTCGCGGTTATGCCGACAAGTACGAGCCAAAGGCGACGCTCCAAAGCGGCCACATACTGGCGACCGCCCAACGGATACACGAGCAGGCCACGAAGTACCGTGACCTCGCGGAAACCGCTGCGCGCATAAAAAGGGATTTGGGCGAGGAATGAAGCACGGCGAGGGCAAGGACGAGGCGCGCGACCTCTACTGCTTCCAGCAGTGCACGTTCGACGAGATCGCGCAGCGCATAGGCCGCAGCGAAAAGACCGTCCGCGCCTGGGCCGCCGCTGACGGCTGGAAGCAGGCCCGCGAGGACGTGGTGGCGTCGCAGACGTCCACGCGGGCGAAGCTGCACGCGCTCATCGACAAGGTGACTGATCGCATGATAAAGGACTGCGAGACCGGCGAAGACCTGAGCCCGCAGTCGCTCCACGCGCTCACGAACCTTGTCACCGCGACAAAAAACCTGTTCTCCTACGAGAGCAAGGCAAAGAGCGAGGAACCGGCAGCCGACGCGCCGGCGGCAACGCCGGAAGACATCGCCGCGAGGGTCGCGGCGATAATGGGCGCTTAATCAATATATAAGGGGCGTTAAATGTCCGTTAAAGTCTCCGTCAACGCCGCCCCCGTGATCGCCAGGCTGAAAAAGATCGCCAAGGCCGGGGCCGACCTCACCGCCCCGCTGAACACGATTGGCGAGATCATCCTGTCGAGCGTCGAGGAAAACTTCGCGCGCGAGGGCCGGTTCGAGTCCGCGGGCAGCTGGCGCGGCGGCAACACCCGCTGGGTCGACCTCGCGGCGAGCACGAAAGCCGCCCGCGCCAAACAGGGGAAGTGGCCCGGCCAAAAACTGCAGATGTCGCAGGGCGGCCTCGCGGCGAGCATAAGCAAGGTCGTAACGGGGAACGCGGTCACGGTCGGCACAAACAAGGCCTACGGCGCGATCCACCAGTTCGGCGGTCAGGCGGGGAGAGGCCGCAAGGTAACTATACCGGCCAGGCCGTTCTTAGTCGTGCAGGACGAGGACGTTGAGGACATTATGGACGTGCTGGACAAGTATATATCAAAGTTGTAGGCGACAACGCCTGTGTTGTGAATCGGTTTCATCATCTTTCTCAAACAAAGGAGTAGAAGTATGAACATCATCAAAAAAGCCATCAAGTGGTTCGACGGCAAGAAGACGGCCATCGGCGCGGCGCTGGGGACTATCGTCTGCCTGTTCGTCCTCGCCGGCGGGCAGGTAGACGGCTACACCGTGCCCGCCGAGCAGACAGGCTGGCTCGCGCTCATCGCGGCGGTGTTTTCCACCATCGGCCTCGCCCACAAGGGCATCAAGGCCGCCTTGAAGAACGCCGAGGACGACAAGGCGAACCCCGACTCGCAGGAGCCCGGCGCGTGACCGCGCTCCTGCGGGCGTTGTTCGAGATCGTCCGCGAACTCGTAGCGCTTATCCGGCGCAGGCTGGAAGACACGCCCGCGCCGGATTCCGAACACAAACCCCTAACGCCAAAAGAGGAGGCGGACCGTGACGTACAGGATGTCAATAAGGCGGTGGTTGACGGTAACGTCGATGATATTATGCGTATGTACGACAGGCTGCGCGACGCTTCAATGGGCGCTGACCCCGCCGCAAAAGCAGACGCCGGAAGCCCCGAAGGAGCGGGTGATTGTGATCCCGGCTGACAGGGAGATCGTCGCCTTGGACAGCGGGTACTACCGCGTATCGAAAATATGGCTGGTCGAGACCTACGAGGTCAACCGCCGCTTGCTTCAACAATTAGAAGAATGCAGGAGGAAGTAAATCATGGCTAAAACGACCTTTCAGAACGGGACGATCGTAACGTCCGATTATCTGAACACGATGTACCTCACCGACGGCGGCCACGTCCACGACGGCGGCGGCGAAGACGGCCACGCGCCGAAAATCGATCTGGCCCAGCATGTCAGCGGCAAGCTGCCCATGGCGAATATCGAAGATTTTTCCCCCCCACTGTTTATAGACGCTCGATCCCTGACTCCCGAAGATGATGGTTTTTTCTTTGATTTGGGATGGTCAAATGTGACGTGGGAAGATACTAATCAGGACACAATATTTTGGATCGTGGAAAAGCGTGGAAATATGCACTTCGCGACACTGTTCGTTCCGGGATTTTATTATACTCCCAATAGTTCAAAGTCGCACTTTCTTGTTTTGTCTTTGCCTACTACAGGCACGTACCGCCCAAACCCGCCTTACTTATATCTAAATCCACCTAACATAGTCTATGGTTCTGTATCTGTTGAGGTAGGCAATCAAGACAGTCAGTGGGTCCGGGCGCGGATTCGGGATAACGTTTTACATTTACGCGATGCCGATGTTGTTGCGAATGTCCAGCTCTGGGTTCGCGCTTTTTCGCTCACCTACAGAGTCTTCCCGCCAAACGCCCAATAACTCACCCCACAACACACGGGAGCCAAAAGCTCCCGCCCCCGCCCTACGAACCGGACGCCTCGTTCAGCATACTGTCGGGGAACGCCGCCATGCACAGCGTCTCAAATATCATAATCAGGGATTCTGAGGTATAGTTCCGCTCCCGCAACAAGTAGATGAACCGGTCGAGCCAATCGCTGAAAATCGGTTTACTCGCTAAGGTGTCCAGAGCACGAACGCCGGAGCCGGTGTCGTAATTGGCGCAGATACAAATCCCGTGGTATATCGCCAAAACCTCATTAACCTCGCTGAGGCCCACGTCTTTTTGTTTGCCTTTTATCGGTACAAGCGGACGATATTTCAGTATGGCGTTCGCCATAAGTCCGGCCACTTTGGGAGCCTGTACGAGGTGCGGGATACCGTAGCGGCGCTTGAGTATGTCCAAGTCCTTCGCATAATGGCGAACTACTTTGGACGCGATTGAACTGTTGAGCACAAAAGCGCGTCCGTCTACAATATCCGGTTTTAATAACAGGTTGCCCCACGCCTTTACAAGACCCCGCATTCTTTTTTCCAGCAGGGGCTTAGTTTCTTCTTCGGGCGGCATAACACCTCTCAAGCGCGTTGGAAAATGGCCCGATGAGCGCGTCCGCGGACGTCACAAAATCCTCGTAGGTGAGCACGTCGGCGTGGTTGGGGCTCGCTGGCTCGTAGTCAGGTTCGGAGTACGTACTCCGCAACGCCTCAAGCGCTTCCTCTATCTCGCGAGCCTCGTCAAACAACACTTCATTATCTTTAGCCATCACCCACACCCCTATTTATGGTTTTTTACAGCCGATGACGACGGACTTCCGTCCGTCGCTCTACTATAAAACTACGTTATGCGCAGAGGAGATGTCAACAAAAATGTATAATTTTTTTAGTTTTTTTAATCATTTTTTAGTTTTCGCGGGTTTCACACGGGGGCCAACAGGCCCCCGACGCCCGCCTAACCCCCGGACTTCAACAGCGCGATGTGGTCGTTCAGGTTGGCGATGGCCGCCGTCAGGGTGGCGACGTCGGATCTCAGACGGGCGTTCTCGGCGGCCAGGGCCTCTTTCTCTCCTTCCAAAGTCCTCAACTTGTTAAGCCCCGCCGCTATCTCTTCGGATGACGGCTTGCCCAGTTCCTCGCCGGTTTCCTCGTCAATGGCTACGACGTGGAAGTTATTGGCGCCTAATAAATAATCCACAGGAACATTGAGGATTTCAGCGATACGTAGGGTTTTGTCACTGCTGGGAATACTACCCTTACCCCATAATGATACGGATGATTGATTTATTCCCAATTTGTGCGCAAGCATTGCCTGTGTAATACCCTGCCGCTTTGCGGTTTGTAAAATACGTTCTCCTACGGTCATATATCCCCTACCCTCCACACATATTTCTCCAATAAAATTATTTTTTTATTTGCTTTTATGAGTATAAACATATTATATTATTGGTATACACTCATAATCGGAGCCTTATTTATGCGCAAACGCATGTTTTTGTTATGTTTGACCCATGCCGGCCTGACCCAAAAGGACTGGGCCAAAAAACATGGTATCTCAAACGCGGTGGTATCAATGGTACTCAACGGCAGGGCCAAGTCCCTCCGCGTGACCACGCTCGCCGAGGCTTTCGTCGCCGAGCAGCTCCCCAAGCTCGCAAAGGAGGTGACCGAGGCTGCGTAGGCTGCCCCCCTACAAATATAATGCTTTTCGCCGAGAGGCGGGTAAAAAAAGTTGTCGGCGGCGGTCGCAGACACGATTCAAAAACCTAAAAAGAAGGGGTAGTAAATATGAAACGTATTAGTGAAGATCATTTTCGGAAGAAGTATCTGCATCTTGTGGGGGTGACCGCAGCCATAGTGGACACGGTTGACATGGCTGGTATTCACGCTGCTCTCCACAAAAAAGAAGACGCTGCGGTGGCGCTTGACAGTCTGGCTAAAAGGCTCTGCGGTGCCCTGGACTTTTTTGATATTATGTCAGCTACCGGTGGCCACCCGTATAAAGAGACTGCGGACTGGAAGAAAGGTACCGCCGAGGAGTATTTGGCCTGCATGGAGCCGGCGGATAGGGCTATGGTGCTGGAATATATGGCCGAAGAACAAACACTGCGTGAAGAATATTTGGCGGAGGTGCTGCATAATGGCAAGTAATCCGCTAAACAAAAAAGGGGTAGGGGCCTCCGTGCCCCCGCCCGCCCCCGCGCCTATGCAAGTGGTCGAGGTTGAACTGGACAGGCTCACCATCCCGGAGGGCAGCGTCATTGACAGGGAAGCTGTCGAAGGACTGAAGGCGAGCATAACCGGCACGGAGAAGACCCGTGGGCGGCTGCTTCAAGCAATAACTGCCAACCGCGCCGGCGTAATAATCGGCGGCTGCCACCGGTATACGGCATATAAGGAGTTGGGCCGTACTTCTATACCGGTGGTATATATCGACTGCACGGCGGACGAGGAGGCGCTTCTCCGTCTGCACGAGAACACAAAGCGCCGGAAGCTCACTCACGCCGAAAGGATGGAAGGCGTGAAGTTGCTCCGGACGATTTTTGGTAAGCCAGTAGGAAGGCCTAAAAAAAATGGGGCAGACCCCTCAAAAGTAGATAATTTAGAGGGGGATGTTGTCAATATTCGGCGGGAACCCGCCGAATTAAATGGACTGTCTGAAAAACAAGCCTCGTGGACGGCAGAACTTGCCGTAGCGCACGGTATTTTTTCTAGTGCCCACATCTGCAAACAGGCCTTGCGCGTGGACAAGGACTGCATCCCGCGCGTTTTTGATTTGATAGATGCTGAGGTGCTTTCTTATGATTTTGCGTACAGGGAGATTGCCCAGAAGATCCCGCTTGACAAGCAGAAAACCGCGCTGCACGATATAGGGAATATGGTCGGCGCGTCTGTCAACCCGAAGGGCGCGAAAAAGGCTGTCCGCAGCGCCCTGAAAGACGCGCGGAACAAGAAGAACAAAATCCCCAGGAACCCGCAGGCCCCCGCCGACGAGGACGGCAAGTACAAGGTAATCCGCAT